GTATCAAACTCAGAGTGGTCTAATTTCTTTTCTCCGAGTTCAACGAAGGCGATGTGATCCAGTCGGTAAGATTCTTGATTGGTGTAAGTAAATTTCCTGTACAAGTCAAGGTAATCCAGTGTAGAAATTCCTGGAAGATCATACGCGATCTGTTTTCTTCCTTTAATGAAAATTTCCCTAAAAGAAATAAGCTTCCAAGGGCTAAGAGTCTTAGTAAACTTCTCACCAAGGATCCTATCAATACGCCTAGCAATATAGGGAATATCAAACAACTGAACATTCCAACCTGTAATCACATCGGGACAATTCTCATTCCAATACTGAAGAAATGCACTAAGCATAGTTTCTTCAGAACGGAAATGCATGTAGTCAACCATCGGATCCTTATTGTCAAAGGGACGTGCCCCAAAAACAATAATGCGACCAGTATATGAGTCTTTAATACTGATCGCTAGAATCTCCTGGTCTGCTGTTTCAATGTCGGGAAACCCGTTCTCTGCTGCTGTTTCAATGTCAATTGTGAACACACGAATTTGAGACACGTCATAACGAATCTCTTCTTCTGGGTGTTGCTCAGCAATGTACTGATACAGGTAGCGACTATTTCCATAGATCTGGAAATCGTCAACTTCTTTATACTTTTTGATGAACTCCTTGGCGTCATTAATAGAACCCATCTTCATAGGTTCTACACAATCTCCTTCAAGAGTCCTCCACTCAGAATAATTCTGTGTAGGAACATATAGAGTGGGATTGAAAGGCACTCTATATGAAAAAGGACTACCACCTTCATAACCACGGACCAGCAAGCGGTTGCCTGCTTGTTCAACATTAGTATAAAACTTCATTCAGTAAGCAGTTCGGTTTTTCCATTATAAAACTGAGCAAGCAAACGCTCGCTCGGGTCCACAAACGTTAGTATATCAGAAGAACGGACCACGCACTCCTTCACGTCTGCAAATGGGAGCCAGTCTGTCAACTGGTCTCCCTCAATAAGCATCGGATCGTTGAGGATGCAATCTGGATCACCAAACTGAGCACCCTCAACCTCATCAACTGACGCCAGCAGCCACTGGTCCTTCAGTAGCAGCACTTTGAGTAGTTTCTCCAAGGATTTCAGCTCCGTTATTGGGTAGGAATGAGAGGTCAACACCTGCCTCTTTCAGTTTGACAACATAGTTTTGCAGGATTTCACCTGCAGGTGGCATAGCAGAGATTACACTAGTAGGAGAGATGCGATGATCTTCATACGGAGTGTATGGATTCCAACGACGGTAGGAGACATTAAATTCTTCTGGTGCTTCAGGAGCATTACTCAATGCTAGTGCAAGAGGATAAAGAAGTTGATACGCCACAAACTTATCTTCTTCGCGTACTTGAGTAAAATTACAAATGACGTGCTCACCAGTCACAAGATGGACAATGCGAACACTGTGATTGATTGTATCTGACATATTCAAAAAATCTTTTCTATAGTATAACAAGATAAAAGGGCACCGTCAAGTGCCCTTCGTTTTTATTTAGAAGTGTTTCTTACGCTTCTGTTTGTCTGGTAATTCTTTCCGTAAAGTGATTGACAAGAGACCATCAACAAAGTCTACAGACTCAACCTCTACATCATCACCCATCTGCCAGTTGCGAGCAAATGTTCTATATGAAATACCTTTATGTTGGTATTTTAATTCTTTATCTTGAGGAGATTTTTTAGCAGATACTGTTAGAACATTCCGTTCTGTTGTGACTTCCAAATCTTCTCTTGAAAATCCCGCAAGAGCGAGTTCCAAAGTGGTGCGACCATCAGATCCGTCAATAATGTTGTGTGGTGGATAATTATCTCTTGCTCCCGCAAGAGCTTCCAATCTACTGAATGTTTCATTGAATCCGATTGAGTATGGAGTATATGTTTCCCAATTAAATGTTACCATTGTCCTTTAAAAGCGACGTTTACATTAGGACCCCGAAGGCATCCTGGCGTAAAAGGGGGGTGGATACACCCCTCATCCTCTTACAGATATAATTATAAATCAGAAAACCTTTTTGACAACAGTATTGTATTCTGGATATCCTCACCTTCATTACGGTTTGCACGAATAAAATCCATAGTGTGATGAGAAAACATATCAAATGCTACGGAATACCGTACCTTTCCCGAAGCATTTTCATCCACACTATGCTGCAACCATGAAGGAAATAACACCATTGATCCTGGGTTATTAACATAGCGAAACATGCCATGATACAAACTAAACAATGGTATCCAATAATCAGTTGTAGTATTATTATCTGTCAGTGAAATATTACCACTAAGAAAAGTATTTTCATGTAAGGAATGTGAGTGCATTTTTAATCCTTGACCAGGATCTAATCTAACTACCCACCCACGAATCCATACAGAATCTTTCGTGTATGATTCAACTTCAATAGAACTTGTATATTTGATATACGTATTCCAAATCTGTTCGGATAAAGATCCGATCCAACTATTGTCCCAGGAAAATATATTGTACGTTTTCCATTCTTCTCCATCGTAATATCCAAGACCTCTTTCTTCAATCTCCGATATAATTTTACATGACAAATCTCCCTGCACCTGACTAGAGTACAAGGAGACATCAATGGATGGAGCAAATGGTGTATTTGGTTCCCAGGTTTTCCACCTGTGTAGATTGGGATCACAATCTCGCTGTTTGATTACGAGATCATTAATATTGTTTTGCAATTATTCTTCAGCAGTTTTCTTTCTACCAATATTATACTTGCTTTCTAAAGTCCATTCATCTTTATCTTTAAATGCAAGAACTTTAATTTGATTTAGAGGTGCAAGATCCTCTACCTTTTCAGGAGTTACAATACTAATGAGTCCCCAATCAGAAAGCAACTGAGCAATTCTATTTCTCCTTTGAAGATCGTTTAGAGAAAAATTTGTATGCTTTCCATCAAGAGCAAACAACTCTTTAAAATGAACAATATAATACTTACCCTGCTTGTGTAGAATGTGACAGGACTGATAAATTTTTCTCTCTTTACGAGATGCTACACCAATTCTAGTTAGTGTTTCTCTCACTTTCAAAAAATCATCTGGTTCTTTAAGAACCACTTCCACCATATCAGTTTGCTTCCACTGGATCTCAGTTTCACCGCTCATGTTTACCACCTTTGCTCAATGCTTTCTTAATATTATCTAGTTGATCTTTGGTGAGAATCCTGAGAGCTTGGAGTGCTTTATCGTCATTATAACCATAATACTCTTTGACTAACTCAAGATAATCAATTGAATCTTTACGAGCCCAGGGAGAGAAACGCTTCCTAGGTTTCACACTATTTATAAAAAAGTCATATTGCATCTTCTTTGGAAGATGAGGGTTCTTGTTCATCTCATTGGCAAACAAGACAGTATCTGTAAAAGAACTGAGGCACCTGTTAATAATATAAGGAGGATAACCTCGCTCAGCATCAGTATCACCATCAAGAATATTCTTTTTAGATTGATTGATAGAATAGAGGTAGTCTTTTAGTTGGTATGCCATTATTGATAAGTAACTATGTTAGTATTGTCTTTAATCAAATTCATTGCCAAAACTTTTCTTGGTGATGAAGTTGGTAAGACTTTATGTTCTAAAGTTCCTGGAAAAAGAACTAGAGTTCCAGACTTAGGATTAATTACCACACTGTTTTCAATAACAACGGGTGAAGATTTTTCATCCATCTTAGCATAAAAAACTGCAGACCAGTCTGCAGGATAATGACTATGCCTTGCTGCGTAATTTCCTTTCTCATATTCCATAACCCACATCTGTATACATTCATGTTTTACATGTGCGTCATAATATTCAGCAATTGTTTCATCACATTTGTCAACTAAGTATTTTACAACATCATCAAACAAATTAGTCTCTTGATGTGTGAAGAAACTACTTCTCCATGCTTTTACATTGCTGGGATGATTGGTGTTATCATTTTTTCTATGCTGAGATATTAACTCAGCAACATTAAATTGATCTCCAATTTCTAAAACAAAAATTGGAGTATCTTTTTTTATAATAAGAGTACCATCAACACAACTTTCTGAAGCGGCAACTCTTCTAGCGTGTGCTTTTTCTTGTTGTGTTTTGTTATACTCAATCATTAAAATTTAGCAGTAACTCCAACAATTTTGGCATTGGGGTTGCGGGCAAGAGCAACCTTACGTGCTTCTTGGTAGTCGCGGGCATAGACTT